TTGCGAGAGGCGTGTGGCTTTCCTTTCCGAATCACCTCTGGGTATCGTGACGAAACACACCCAAACGAAGTAAAAAAAGAAAAGCCTGGCACCCATAACCAAGGAATTGCGGCTGATATTGCCGTATCCAACGGATTTGAGCGCATGAACATTGTCCATAACGCGCTTAAGATGGGGTTCGGCGGAATTGGAGTAGCCAAAACCTTTGTGCATGTAGATTCCCGAAAGGAAACCCCTGTTATGTGGACGTACTCGTGAAGTTTTCGCACGGCGATGCCCTAACCGCTGGCTCTGCCAACCATATTTTAGCGGTTCCTGCTGGTTACGATGCTGTAATTTCGTATCTGTTTATATCTAACACTGGAGCTAACAAAAGCATTAGCGCTAAGTGGGTTCACAACGGTGTAGACATTAACTTTATAGCAGGAAAAAACGTAAACGCTGACGAATTCTTGGAGTTTGGCGGTCAATACGGCGAGTTCCTTGTAGCAAAAGAAGGTGACACCATTACCTTAACGCCAGAGGCGGGCTCTACTTTTGTTAGTATCATCTCGTTTGAGCTAGTAACTGCAACACCAAGGTTGAATTTTTAATATGGTAATTGTCCTTGGCGCAGATTGGTGCAAAGGTTGCAAATCAGTACGCACCAAACTAACGAAGTACGATATAGATCATAGATATGTGCCTATCCCTCCCGGCCAAGCTGGATGGGATATGGTTGAATCTCTTACAGGAAGGCGGGCAGTGCCTGCGGTAATGTATAAGTTTGGATCTCCTGTAGAGCTAAACGATTTATTACAGCAAGCTGGCGCAACTGAAAGAGAGCTAACCGAAGAAGAGCTAGATGAATTTGATTAACCATGAGTGATCTCAATATAGAGCTACTGCCTTGGCAACAAGAAGTCTGGGCAGACGATACCCGATTTAAAATTGTAGCGGCTGGCAGACGTACGGGTAAGTCCCGCCTCGCCGCATGGATGTTGATAGTCAATGCTTTGCAGGCCGATAGGGGACATGTATTCTACGTTGCACCGACGCAGGGACAGGCGAGAGACATCATGTGGCAAACTCTTTTGGAGTTGGGTCATCCTGTTATCGCTGGAAGTCATATTAATAATCTGCAAATCAAGCTCATTAATGGAGCTACCATTAGCCTAAAGGGTGCTGATAGGCCAGAAACCATGCGAGGTGTTAGTCTCAAGTTCTTAGTTCTCGATGAATACGCAGACATGAAACCTGACGTATTTGAGCAGATCCTGAGACCAGCACTTGCGGATCAAAAGGGCTGTGCCATGTTTATTGGGACGCCCATGGGAAGAAATCATTTTTACGAATTGTATAAGTATGCGGAGCTAGGTGATGATGAAACTTACGCGGCCTACCATTTTACTTCTTACGATAATCCTCTGCTTGATAAAGATGAAATCAACACTGCTAAAAGGAGTATGTCTAGTTATGCGTTCCGTCAAGAATTTATGGCGTCGTTTGAAGCTCGCGGCTCGGAAATGTTTAAGGAAGATTGGGTTCGGGTCAAAGAGGATCAAGAGCCTCGTGGAAACTATTACATTGCCATTGACCTTGCTGGCTTCGAAGAGGTCAACAAAAAACGAACTAAAAACGCAAAACTCGACGAAACCGCAATAGCTATCGTTGATGTCTCAGAAGATGGCTGGTACGTAGAAAACATTATTTATGGAAGGTGGACGCTCGATGAAACCGCAATGAAAATCTTCCAAGCCGTAAGGGATTACAGGCCCGTATCTGTAGGCATCGAGAGGGGTATAGCCAAGCAGGCGGTTATGTCTCCACTTGTTGATCTACAAAAAAAATACGGCACGTTTTTCCGAGTAGAAGAGCTAACCCACGGCAACAAAAAGAAAGTTGATAGGGTTATGTGGGCATTACAGGGCCGCTTTGAGAATGGGTATATCAGCTTAAACAAAGGCGAATGGAACTCAAGATTCCTTGACCAACTCTTTCAATTCCCTGATCCTTTAACCCACGACGATTTGATAGACGCATTAGCTTATATTGACCAACTAGCTGATGTTGCCTATGACTATGAATACGAAATAGACGACCACGACATCTTAGACATAGTGGCGGGATACTAATATGAGTGATGCTTACGAAGAAGATCCAATTGTAATTGAAGCCTCTATTGAGGATTGGGTTATTAGCAAGTGCGAAGATTGGCGAGATTATTATGAATCAAACTATGAGGCGCGCTTTGAAGAATACTACAGGCTTTGGCGCGGAATTTGGGACCCTTCTGATAGTGAGCGCAAATCTGAGCGTAGCCGGATTATCTCTCCTGCTTTACAACAAGCTGTTGAATCTAATGTTGCTGAGTTAGAAGAAGCCACGTTTGGAAGGGGAAAGTGGTTTGATGTGTCTGATAACTTGGGTGACACCGACCGTCAAGACGTTTTGTTTTTGCGGAACAAACTTACTGAAGACTTTGAAGAGTGCATGGTGCGCAAGGCCGTTGCTGAATGCCTTATTAATGCCGCCGTGTTTGGTACGGGCATTGGCGAAATTGTTATCGAAGAAGTCAAAGAAATGGTTCCCGCCACTCAACCAATTATGGACGGAGACCTCCAAGCCGTTGGCGTTAATGTCCAAGACAAGGTAAAGGTAAAGCTTCGGCCCGTCCTGCCTCAAAACTTTTTAATTGACCCTGTTGCTACAAACGTAGATGACGCATTAGGCGTGTGTATTGACGAGTTTGTTAGCCGCCATATTGTTGAGCAGTTACAAGAGCAAGGCGTATACCGTGATGGATACGTTGGTCCAGCGGCGGCAGATACTGATCTTGAGCCAGATCAAGACATTACGATTTATAACGATGACAAGGTCCGATTGACTAAGTATTACGGTCTTGTACCTAGCGAACTTTTGGCAGAAGCGCTGGATGATGACGTCGAAGAAGAAGGCAAGTACGTCGAAGCTGTTATTGTTATTGCTAATGGCGGAATTCTTCTTAAGGCTGAAGCCAATCCTTATATGATGAGTGATCGCCCCGTTGTTGCATTCCCATGGGATGTAGTGCCAGGGCGGTTTTGGGGAAGAGGAGTCTGTGAAAAAGGATACAACTCACAGAAAGCACTCGATACAGAACTGCGAGCCAGAATTGACGCATTAAGTTTAACAATCCACCCGATGATGGCTATTGATGCTACGCGACTTCCGCGCGGAGCAAAGCCAGAAGTGCGTCCCGGCAAGATGATTCTAACTAATGGAGATCCTAGAGAGGTACTTCAGCCATTTAACTTTGGGCAGGTTAGCCAAATCACCTTTGCACAAGCTGGTGCGTTACAGCAGATGGTACAGCAAGCAACGGGAGCTGTAGACTCAGCAGGTATTGCGGGCAGTGTTAACGGCGAAGCGACTGCCGCTGGCATTAGCATGTCTCTTGGCGCTATTATTAAACGTCACAAACGTACACTGATTAACTTCCAGCAGTCTTTCTTGATTCCGTTTGTTAAGAAGGCCGCATACAGGTACATGCAGTTTGATCCCGAAACTTACCCCGTTGCAGATTACAAGTTTAACGCTAGCTCTACTCTGGGTATTATTGCTCGTGAGTACGAAGTTACTCAGCTAGTCCAGTTGCTACAGACTATGGGACAAGACTCACCACTGTACCCAACACTAATTCAAAGCATTGTAGACAACATGAACTTGTCTAATCGCGAAGAGCTTATTGCGGCAATGGCTCAAGCCATGCAACCCAACCCGCAAGCACAGCAATCTCAGATGGCCGTTCAACAGGCGCAAATGGAGTTCCAGCAGTCTCAGACGGCGGCGCTTAATGCTCAGGCGCAAGAGTCTGCGGCTAGAGCAGGAAAGCTGGTGGCAGAAGCCCAAGCAGTGCCACAAGAAATTGAGATTGATAAGATCAATGCGATCACCAGAAACCTTAAGGAAGGAGATCAGGACGACAAAGAGTTTGAGCGCCGCATGAAAGTAGCCGAAACACTATTGCGTGAGCGAGAAGTCGCGGCTAAAGAGCAAAACAATGTTCAGGTAGAGCAACGAGCAAATGAAACTCGTGAGGCCGAACAAATGTTGATGCAACGTCTTGGTCAAGAATGAACGTGGATTTAAAGCTTACAGCCATCTACGACAAGCTACTGTCTAAAATACAGGCAGTAGAGGCTATTCGTGGAGAAAAAGGTGACAAAGGCGATCCGGGCCCGCAAGGGGCAAAAGGAGAAACCGGAAAAACCGGAAAAGCCGGATTAACCGGAAAAAACGGTATAGACGGTAAGGACGGCAAGGATGGCGAAGACGGAGAAAGGGGGGAAGATGGCGTAGGCATTGAAGATGCGTCCATAGACTTTGACGGTCACCTTGTTCTTAAAATGACAGATGGCGAAGAGATAGATGCCGGATCTGTAAAAGACATTAACGAAGCGCAAGCACCCAACGTCTACAATATCTCTATGGGTAGCATGGCCAGTCGTGCCGATCTTAAGAATGCTAACGCTAGAATTATTACTGCTAACCATACAACAGGCGGATCTGAGATCCTAAAGGTTACCTCTGGTGTTGTTATCAACTTAAGAGAGCATCCGCAAGACCGTGAGACAGTTATTGTTAACTGCCGTACGGATGATCGGATAGACATTGTGGGTGAAATTAACATTGTCAACATGTCTTACTACGACGTAGCTAAGTACAACATTAACGAGTATGGCGCTCGTAGTATTATTGTTGAACAAGACGACACAACATTGCACTTGGTATACATCCAAGAATTTAAAGAGTGGTTGGCAATCTAATGAGTTACATACCACAATCAAGAGCAGACTTAGGTATAGCGCAGGCGTATGAAGTTTCCGGTAGTCACACTACTTCTGGGACTGAGATATTACGGTGCAGTGCTGACGTAGATATTGTGTTAAACCCAACACCTAAAGATCGTGAGACGGTAATGGTAAAGCTGACTACAGCCAACACCGTAAAGATCATAGGTGACATTAACATTACATCTTCTTCTGCTTTCTTTAACATTGCCCAATACAACATAGATGAATTTGGCGGAACAACAGTAACAATTAACACGCCAGACACCACAGTTATATTGATATATGTTCGTAAGTTTGGAGAATGGTTCCCTTACAGCTAAGGACAAAAAATGTTAACAAACATTGAGTTTCAAAATTTTTTAAATAGGATGCAACAAATGGTAGATCCTTTGGAAGCTCAGATAGAAGAGCTGACAAAGAAGGTGGAGGAGTTACAAAATGCCAGCAAAGAAAGATCCAAGACTAGCACGCGCGGGCGTAAGCGGGTTCAACAAGCCGAAGAGGACTCCTAACCATCCTAAAAAGTCTCATGTTGTAGTTGCAAAGTGCGAAGATGGCTCCGTTAAAACAATTCGTTTTGGTCAGCAGGGTGTAAGCGGCGCTGGAAAAAATCCAACAACCGAAAAAGAAAAGGCCAGACGTAAATCGTTTAAGGCTCGACATGCAAAAAACATTGCAAAAGGTAAGTGCTCTGCCGCATATTGGGCTGATAAGGTTAAATGGTAATGGCTAAAGACGTAAAACATTACAAGCGTGACGGTACTGAATATACAGGCGGTACGCACAAGATGCCTGATGGTTCGTTACACTCAGGAAAAACTCATGGAAAAACATCCGTAAAACTTTTCCACTTTGAAGATTTGTCTAAAGCGGCAAAGGAGAAAGCTATGCCCGGTTATGAAATGAAGTCAACTAAACCGAAAAAGAAGCCTGCTATGCCTAAGCGCAACGGGCGGATGCTTACTAACAAAAAGAACAAAAAGAAAAAGTAGTCATGCAAAAAGCTAAGACAAAATCTAAGGTTAATCAGGCGGGTAATTACACTAAGCCTACTATGCGGAAGAACCTGTTTAGCAAGATTAAAGCAGGCGGCAAAGGTGGAAAGCCCGGCCAGTGGTCTGCCCGCAAAGCGCAGATGCTAGCCAAAGAGTATAAGGCCAAGGGCGGAGGCTATAGGTAATGGCACTCAAGAAGCCTCAAAAGTCTTTAAAGAAATGGACTAAGCAGAAGTGGCGCACCAAATCAGGGAAGCCATCCACTCAAGGCTCAAAGGCTACGGGTGAGCGATATTTACCCGAGAAGGCAATTAAGTCTTTGTCAGCCAAAGAGTATGCGGCAACTACGCGCAAGAAACGCAAAGATACTGCGGCTGGAAAACAACATTCTGCACAGCCGAAGCGTATTGCTAAAAAGACAGCTACGTCTAGAACAAGAAAAGCCTGACATTTTTATAAAATCGTGCTACAAGGCACTTAATTAACCGAAAAGAGGATAACGTATGACACCTGAACTTGAGAGGTACTTTGATAACTATAATGAGCTTTTTAACCACGATGGTTATAAGCAACTTGTAGAAGAGTTAAGCAACAACGCAAAGCAGCTGGCTGACATTCAAACTGTCAAAGATCAGGAAGAATTATTTTACCGCAAGGGGCAGGTTGCCGCTTTAGCCACAGTAATTAATTTAGAAGCAACAATTACTGCGGCGCGAGACCAAGCCGAAGCGGAGGCTCAAGAAGAGCTAAATGTATAAAATATATGATTTCCGTTGTAAATGCGGTCGTATATTTGAAAGAATGGTACGCAACGGAGTTACAGTCAGTAGGTGCGACTGTGGCTCTGAAGCTACTAAAATGCTGTCAGCGCCTAAGTGCGTACTCGATGGATCAAGTGGAGACTTTCCAGGTCGTCACATGAAATGGGTGCGAGAACATGAAGAAGCTGGCAGGAAACATAAATCTCCAAATGGAGTTTAATTAATGTCTAGAGCAACAATGCTTGACCTTCACCCTGAAGGGGATAATGAAGAAAACATTGAAAACGAAGCAAACGAGACTGAATCGTTAG